TGGTCGGTCAGCCGTCCAACCTCCTGAACACTGTGCTTCGGCGCATGAATCAGGAATCCGGCGGTAACCCGAAGGCCATCAACAATTGGGATATCAACGCTAAGAATGGGACGCCTTCCAAGGGTCTCATGCAGGTGATTGACCCCACGTTCAACGCCTACGCCGGGAAGCTCCGCAGTAAGGGCGTGTGGGACCCGCTTGCCAACGTCTACAGCTCAATGCGCTATGCCATGTCGCGTTACGGTTCGCTGCCTGCCGCGTATGACCGTTCCGGCGGTTATGACTCCGGGGGCTGGCTACAGCCTGGTGCCACGCTCAGCGTGAATGAGTCCGGCAAGCCTGAGCCTGTGCTCACGTCCGCTCAGTGGTCGATTATGTCGACGCTGGCAGCCCGGGGCACTGAGGGCAACACGGGTGGCGGAATCGCTGACGGTACGCGCCTGGTCCTGGTGACTGAGGGTGGGTCCTTTGAGGCGTACGTGAACCAGCGCGCTGACGAACGTATCAAGACCGGGCTGACTGGTCCGGCTGCCCTAGGAAGGACTCTGTAAATGCCCGAAGACGGCGAGACCGTAAGCACCCCGGTAACGGACGTGACGGAGACCGAAGATGGCGTAACCGTCATTGGGTATCCGTCGGACACCAGTACCGGGGTCATCACCACGCCAACCATTGGCGCTGACAACGGTGTTGATCCACGCGGCCCCGAACAGGAAGGGGCGTAGTTGGTGGGGGTGGCCACTTCCGAAAATCCGGAGGTGGTCACCCCTGCCTCTTCTCAAGGGGAATTGAATGGCTTACACGAACGCTAACCTTCTGGCTGAGAACGCGTCGACGTTCGAAGGTGGTACCCACGCGTGGGGCACTGATGCCGGGAATAACACCACGCTGTCAGTTGTGACCGGTCAGTTCCTGTCTGGCACCTATTCGCTAAAGCTCACCGCAACGGCGGCAGGGCAGGTCACCGGGTATGCCCCGCGCTTCAATGTCACGGCTGGCCTTGAGTACGTGGCCCGTGTTCCGCTGAGGACTAGTGCCGCTACGGCCGGGCGCACGGGTCAGATTCAGATTTCTTGGTATGACGCTGTCACCGCTGGCAACCTGATTTCCAGCACGGTGGTCAGCAACCTGCCCATTACGAATCAGTCCGGTTGGTTCAATGTCAACTACCTAGGACTTGTGGGCACTGCCCCGGCTAACGCTAAGTCTGGGGCTCTTCGCATCTTCGTTAACGGCCTTGCCGCTGGCGAGTATGTGAACGTGGATGACGTGTACGTTGGCGCTGCCCTGGTTCGTGCCGGAAACATCTACGGCTACAACACGGCGTCAATGGAACAGGACACGTCCGGGTGGAAGGTTGACAGCGGGACGCTGGCACGGGGCAACTGGAATCTGTCCGCCGGAATGGGCTTCTACGCCCTTGAGCTGACTTCCGCTGCCGCCGGGTCTCAGGAGATCCGAACTAACAGCTTCATCAACATCATCCCGGGCAAGGAGTACACCAGTTATACGCTGGCCCGTTCGCCTTCGATTGCAACCACCTGGTATGCAGAGTTCCGCTGGTATGACGCCGCATGGAACCAGGTTGGCCCGGTTACACAGACTGCCTATTCGGTTGGCGTGAACGTCACGAGCTGGATTGGCATTACGGCTACAGCGCCCACGGGCGTGAATGCCACTCAGTGCAAGGTGTTCTTTCGGCCACAGGCTACGGCTGCCGGGCAGGTCTTCGTCATTGAAGATGCACAGCTCTACGCGTCCGCCAACCCTGCCGGGAACCTTCTGAGTTACGCGGAGTACAGCACTGAGGGTTATCTACCTCCGTGGCTGGTGGACAACGGAACCGTGTCCATGACTCAGATCACCAGCGCCATCACTGACGGCTACTTTGCCTTGAAGCTGGTGCAGGCTGCCCCGGGTACGTCCACCGTGACGCTTGACCGGCTGGTGCCTGTGACTCCGGGGACCACCTACCAGGTAAAGGCAACCATCTTCCGGCACAACACTGATCCGGCGCAGAAGGTAACCAGCGCTGTCCGCACGCGTGTTGACTGGTATGACGCTGCCGGGAACCTGTTCCTAGCTGACAACCCTGACCAGTTCTATGCCGTTGAACAGGCTGCCGACTGGTGGGCTCAGATCAACTCTGAGACGCGCACGTGCCCGGAAGGTGCCGCGTTCGTGAAGGTTGGGTTTGAGGTCAACTCCGATAACCCGCTAGTGGATTACTGGTGGGCGGACAACGTCACCCTGATGGAAGCCGTTGCCGAGTACACGCTAGTGACCAGCAATGAAGACGGCAGTATCACGCTGACTGTGAACTACGTTCCTGACGTCAGCTCAAGCGCGTCTAACGTGACCATCACGCGAATGGATGAGTCCGGCAAGGCGGCTTCCATGCGTGCCTACGGGCGCACCTGGGACCTAGCGCCTAACCCGTACTCCACCATGGTCGTTGAGGACTACGAAGCGCCCCTAGGGTCGAAGGTCTGGTATTCGGTCAGTTGGACCAGTAGCACGGGTGCCACGAAGGGCCCGCGCATCCTGACTCAGACTGTCGACGCTCCCACGTTGGTGGATGCTGATTACGCCTGGTTCAAGTCTCCGGGTGTGCCAGCGCTGAACACCACGGTCATGATGGAAGCGCCGTTGAAGTGGTCCCGGGCAGCGCGGTCTACCCGCTATGACGTGGTGGGCCGGAAGAACCCTGTTCACATCACGGGGGCGCGTGCCGGGCGTACGTCCAGCATCACGGTTCTCATTTGGGACCCGGAAGCTAACGCCCTGTTTGACTCACTCCTTGACGCTGGCACGGCTGCCCTGGTGCAAGCCATGCCCGGCTACGGGATTGAGGGCAACTTGTACGTGTCCATTGGTGATGTGGACGTTGAGCCGCTGGACCCTGACGCCCGTGTTCCTGGCTGGCGTTGGACGCTGGCAATCACTGAGGTTGACCGGCCGGACGGCGGTCTACAGGGCAGCGCCGCGAACACGTGGCAGACCATCATGGACAGCACGGCTTACCCCACGTGGGAAGAGCTGTTCAACGCTCACGAAACGTGGACTTCGGTCCTGACTGAGGGGTGACATGCAGTCGGTTAGCTCGAAGTGGCTACCGGCACTGACAACGGATCACGGTCTTTCCACGAAGATCAATGTCATTTACAACGGCAGCATCGTTGCTGAGGACATTGCCTTTACGGACGGGTCGGTAAGCGTGGATAGGGGCAGTGACGTTCGGCGGTCACTGTCCCTTTCCATTGCTGATCCCGCACAGTTCCCGGTCAATGCCACGGACAAGTTCGCTGTCTACGGGCAGCGCCTTTACGTTGAGACCGGAATTCAGTACCTAGACGGGTCCGTTGAGCGGGTGCCCGCCGGGATGTTCGTCATCACCAGTGTCAGCGGCAACATTCACACGGGTCCGCTGTCCATTCAGGCGAGTGGTCTTGAGATCCTGCTCAAGCGTGCACTGTGGGACTCTGCCACCAGTACGAAGGGCTATACCAACGCTGCCGCCTTCCTGGGTTACTTCATCCCCAACGTGATCCCGGGCGCTTCGTTCGTAGATGCGTCGACCCTGGGGGCTTCAACGCCACTGGCTACGAAGACGTGGGATGCGAACACGGACACGTGGACCAGCTTCCGTGAGGTGGCTGACTCCGTGGGCTGTGAGCTGTTCTGTGACGCTGCCGGGACCTTCCGGCTGGTAGATATCCCGGACCCCCTCAACGTGGCTGTGACGCCCGTCTGGGACGTGTCAGCGGGTGAAGCCGGAGTCATGGTCAGCGCCAACATGGAACTGACGGCGGATGGCGTGTACAACCGGGTGATTGTGACCGGGGAGAACAGCGCTGACAACAAGCCTGCCGTCCGGGGCACGGCCACCATCACCAGCACCAGTGACCCGCTGTACTACGGGGGCCCGTTCGGCAAGGTGACGAAGGCTTACAGCTCTTCCCTGGTGACCACCACGAACCAGGCTCAGGCGACGGCTAACGCCTTGCTGGCGAAGTACCGGGCACCCAACCGCACGGTGACTCTGGAAGCCGTCCCGAATGCCGCGCTAGACGCTGGCGACCGTATCCGCGTGAACTACGGGGCTGCCGCCCTGCCTGAGATTCACGTGGTCCATAGCTTCTCCATCCCGCTGAGTGTGGGCAATGGGGGCTTCACTATCAACACCGTGAGCGGGAAGGCGGACGAATCCTCATGAGCGGACTAGATGGCCTTCTGAACGCGTCTGTGGATGCCGTGAAGCGGTCTGGTGTCCTTGAGTCCAACGCGTTTATGGCTACGGTCAGCGTGGTCAACTCAGATGGCACCGTTGACGTAACCAGGGCTGGCGACACCTTCCCCAGTGTGCGCGTGCTGTCCAGCTATCAGGCCCCTTCCGTGGGGCACAGCGTTGAGCTATTGCGCTCCGCTGGTGGGTGGGTCTGTATCGGTTCTCTGCGGACCACCACAACCCCCAGGATTCAGACCGGTTCGGCCACAACCCCCACTTCGGGCGGTACCACGGGCACATGGACAGCGGTAAGCGTGACGTTCCCGAAGGCGTTTTCCAGCACCCCCACCGTGGTTGCAACGCCTATCTCTTCGGTCAGTTCCGGGGGTACTGAGCTGAACTGGGCTGTTGCCAGCGTAAGCACCATGGCATTTGAACTTCGGTCCCGCCGGACCACTGACAGCGTGACCACCTTCGGGTGGATTGCCACTGACTACTAAGGAGACCCACCCATGCCGCTAACTGACTCCTACGGGCAGGGCGTTACGTACCCCACCCTGACTGACAAGCCCAACGCTCAGACCCTGGGGCAGGGCATTGTTGACGGGCTTACCCCGAAGGTTGTGATGACCTTCGCTTCCGCTGTGGTCCGTGGTGCCACTGTCAAGAAGCCGGTTGCCGGAATGGTGACGTGGCTCAAGGACATTGGGCGGCTGGACGTGTACGACGGTACGGCGTGGGTGGCCTTCGGGTACGGAACGAACACGTGGAAGAGCATTGGCCTAGCGTCCGGCTGGACCAACAACGGCAACTCACAGGGCACCTTTCAGTACCGCGTTGTGAACATGTACGGCGAAGACACGATTATGTTTCGTGGCGGCATCAGCCGTAGCTCTTACCCCACTTCGCTGCCTTCGTACTTTGAGCTGAACACCACGGCGCTGCCGACGACTGCCCGCCCGGCTTCTCTGCGGACTATCTCTGTCCCGTGCTCTGACTCTGGTTCGGAGCGAATCACGCTCAAGATGGACATCACCACTACCGGGTACCTCCGCCTGTACGGCATCCAGACGAAGTCAACGCCCGCATGGGTTGGCTTTAACGGGTGCTTCACGTCCCTGTAGGCACTTCCGAAAATCCGTAAGTGATAGCCCCCGTGGACCTGGTCCCGGGGGCTTTCCACTCCCTAGTTACTACTGGGGGACTGTCTTCTATCGAAGGGAAAACCATGGCTTCTACCGCTGACGCGATGATTGCCGCCGCTTCCAAGGATGTTGGTTCCAAGGAAGGGGCGAACAACGACACGAAGCATGGCAAGTGGTACGGCATGAACCACCAGCCGTGGTGTGACATGGCTGTTTCGCTGTGGGGTGACCAGTCGGGCAACGCTGATGTTGTCGGTCACTTCGCCTACTGCCCGTCGCATGTGAACTGGTTCAAGGCGCGTGGCCAGTGGGTCAGCAAGGGCAGCGCGGTCAAGAAGGGTGACATTGTCTTTTTCACCTGGGACGGTGGCCCGGTCGCTGACCATGTTGGCGTAGTCACGGCTGATGCTGCGGCTGGTGCTGACGTTAAGACCATTGAGGGCAACACGTCTTCGGGCACTGCCGGTTCTCAGGGCAACGGGGATGGTTGCTACCGGCGCACGCGTGGCCGGAACGTCATCCTTGGCTTCGGTCGTCCGGCGTACAAGAAGGCGGCTGTCCCGGCTAAGCCCACGGTTGATCTCTCTGAGGTCATCAAGGCCGCGAAGCTGGACCCGAAGGCCGCTCAGGGGCACCAGACCTACCCGGCTGGCGTGAAGCTAGTTGAGGCGGCGCTCAAGGCTGAGGGTTACCTAGCGGCGAAGTACGCGGGTGATGGCTCTTACGGGACCACCACCATTGAGGCGTACAAGAAGCACCAGAAGGCAATGGGGTACAGCGGCAAGGATGCTGACGGTATTCCGGGCACCACTTCGCTGACGCGCCTAGGCGCTAAGCATGGATTCAACGTCAAGCCGTAAGGGGCCCCGATGACTACGCCTGAAAGTGGGGGCGCGTGGGTGTCCAGTCGTGAGATTTACGACGAACTGAGGCGGCTTTCTGATGCCGTGATCCGGCTAGATGAGCGCCTATCGCTTGATGACACCCGGGAAGAGCTAGAAGCACTGGAAGGGCGCGTCACTTCGCTAGAACAGCGGGTGTGGCGTGCGTCCGGCGTGGCAGCGACCCTAGGGGCCCTGGTTGGCGTAGTCGTCCCGTTCCTGACCCGCTGACCTGCAATTATCACGGAGCGTTTTGCCGGCCGTGACTCTCTGTACATACGATTTTTCGGAGGTGATCCATGGGTGATCACAGCACGCCTGATGCCGGGTGGCTGGACAAGGTAAGCCGGGCAGTGTCCTGGTTCGTCGCTAACCGGCGGAAGCTGTACGGCGTGGCAATAGTGGTGATCCCGCTAGCGTCGCGCTATGTGCCTGGCTTCCCGGCTGATGCCCTTCTTGACGCCTGCAAGGTGTTCCTAGGGGGCTAGGCATTCGACTCACTCACTCTCTCCCGAAGGGCAATCCCCGGACGGAGAGAGTGAATATGAGCTACCAGAACATTGCCTTTATCGGTAAGGCCCGGAGCGGAAAGGACACGGCCGGTTTGCGGCTGGTCCAGCGCTGGGCATTTACCCGGCTTGCGTTCGCTGACCCCCTCAAGCGGATGGCGCTGCAAGTCAATCCGTACATCCCTACCGGCTATGGCGTCAGCGTCCGGCTTGAGTCCCTGATTGCTGACGTTGGTTGGGACTACGCGAAGGAGAATTACCCGGAAGTCCGCCGGACGCTCCAACACATGGGTCAGACCGTGCGTGAGCTTGACCCTGACTTCTGGGTGCGCGTGCTGATGGAGAAGGTCAGCGCTGCCGACGGATGGAACATGCCGGTTGTGGTGACTGACTGCCGGTACGGGAACGAAGCCGAAGCGCTCAAGGCGGCTGGCTTCATCCTGGTCCGCATCAAGCGCCCTGACCTTGTGAGCACTGACACACACGACAGTGAGAACGATCTGAACGCCTTCCCGGCGGATGAGACCCTGATCAACGGCGGCAGCGTCTTTGATCT